GAAATGAGTGCCTCAAACTTAATATCGTATTCGTAAAAGTCCGGAAGTCTATAAGCTAGTGGTATTGTTTGCTCTTGAAATATTCTACTGGAACCTTCCAAAAACTTATGTAGGGCTATTCTGAATGGAGACAATTTCTTTTCCAGCAGAGTCCATATTACTAGCTTGGAGCAGTAGTAATTACGAATTACGTTGGCCCTGTCCCTGTCAGCAGCAATTACACTTTCAAACAGCCGCGGATCCAATAGACCAGTCCCGTCTTTTGATCCTCCACTCAGTCGATGGCGAGTACAACTTAGTGCCAACAGGTCTTCGGTTATTTCTATCGTGTTGTATGAAGTGACATATGGATTAATACCTAGGTCGAGGGGCGAAGTTTTCGCCGGACCGAATGTGATATTGCCTAACCCTAACGTACCCACAACTGTTGCTCCTGTTGTGGTCCAGAACGGCGTTTGCGGTGAATGTTGTATGTTTGACATAATTTATCCTACTGTAATATCTTTCGTTAAAATTAATTGAGAGTGATGTCTTCCATGCCAGCCGCCCTTAATCTCACAACGTGGCCCAACATAAAGTTTTTTGATTCCAAACCTTTTAAAATTCCAAGAAACTTATTACGAATTAAACTCACCTCATTAATCATAATTTCATAGTCTACAACTTCTTGCTCACCGTCTACGTATTTTTCTGCATCTCTACTAGACAACACTCGGTTGTATCCTTCTAAATACTTCTGGAAAAACTTGCGGCGCAGTTTACGTAATTCAATGTTGAGATAATTCAGTACAGCCTCGACTTCTTGAAGCTGACCGAATCTCTCCTCAGTGACTCCGGGAAGGTCGGTAATGTTTTTCTCAACCCTCCCGTAAATACCAACTTGTTTCCTAGCATTAACTAACTCCAACTCATAATAATTTATGAAATCAGGTATCGCAGTTAAATTTTGTGATACCTTTGTATGCCAATTCATTATGTATTAATCGTCGTAGTTATCGTCAGGATCATCTTCATTATACTCGGAATCTTCCTCAATGTCATGCTGTTCGGCGTAATACGTTAGGGCTTTGCCAATTGCTTTGTCTCCCCGAAACGCATCTTTGATATCGCCGGCGTCATGGTTATGTTCGATCAACAAATTAACCAATGTGTCAGCCGCATCTTTCCGATCATTTGGATCAATGTGATATCGTAATGCTTCCCATACTTCTGCAATAAAATCTAGACTCATTCTGTACCTTCCTCCTCAGATGTTACAGTACTTAGCCCTGAGTCGATTTGTTCCTGGAACTCTTTCATAACTACATCCAAGCAACCGTCTTTATTTGATGTCCAGCCTTTGCGGAAATGCTTGAGTACTTCTCCATCTTTCGTTGTGTAAACCAAACTGTTACCTTCCTTAACCAAAAGATTTGTTCGCTCAAACAACCCCGGTGAGTTCGGTGATCCAACTAAGCCTGAGTACGGATTCATACCAGTCGAATATGGAATTTGAATCTGAACTGATTCGAATGGCTTAGCATATCTGGTCTTCATGATCTTACAAGCAGCACGAATTCCCAGAACCGAAGTTACCTTGTTACCTTCTTCGTCCTCTTTTAGCTTTAGCTTTCGCATAGCTACAACGATAGATGAAGCGTAGATAAATCCTTGTCCGCCTGAAATCTTGTCATCAGGGTCAAACATGTCCTGTGACGCATAAGAATGGTTAGTTGCAACCAAACCCACGTTGTGACTACCAAACATGTTAACGCTGTTACGAACAAGAGAGGTAAGGGCTTTAGGTTTACGACCCATATCGCCCTTCATGTCACCAGCTTCGAATTGATTAACGTCGGTCGGTGTTAGCAACATTCCTAGGCTGTCAATGACGAACAACACTTTGGGCTTGTCTTCACCCGGCGGAATAGTTTTATATCCCTTCATGAATTCGCTGATCGTTTTAGCTACATCATCAATCATGGCCATGTTCAGCTTCAATAGTTTGTCATCGCTAGTGTCAACATCTAATGCTTTTAGCCATGATTCATCTAGCGCATTTTCGCTGTCAATCAATACAACGAAGATTCCCTGTTGTTGCGCTGCGCGGATGAGGTTCCCGGCGCAGATGTACGATTTTCCTGATCCTGACTCTCCGGCAAAGACAGTAACTTTGCCAAGAGGTACACCTTTATGAAAATCACCCGAAATCAAATAATTTAATGCAAAATTACCAGTGGAGATCCAATCTGTAGGGTCGTTAAACCCTATGCTAAGTCCGTCAATAGACTTAGTAATGTCCTTTCTAAATTTTGAAAAGTCGTATGGCTTCATATGTATATTCCTAATTATCGTAGTAGACTTTTAGAGTACAGTTTATCAGAGAAAGTCTTTTTATCAAGGTATTCAGGGCAAGTGTCGGCAATGTTATCTATTTCCCAATCATTTGGGTAATGGCGCAATGCGGCTCTTGCTTTGTCTCTAACTAAGCTAGGTACCCTCGGGGTGCAGCCCGGATCGCATAGTTCTTCCAATAGTTTTCTACCCTGTTTGATAGCAAGGTATCGTTCAGAAGGTAGTGTCATGATCGTATCCAATAATGGGGGCTTGCGCCCCCATTATTTCTTAGGCAGTTTTCTGTCTATTGCGGATCATTGCAAGGATGTCTTGTGCTTTATCCTTGTCACCGGTCGACTTGACTTCTGCCTTAGCTTCCACTACAGCAGGGGCAGCTTGTTCAGTCTCAACTGGATCAGCAGCTTTTACAGGAGCACTTGTTGCTGCACCAGCCGGGGCATCTAGTCCGAATGGACGATAGTACGCACCCCATCTGTTGTTGTCATATGCTTCACCGTTTACTGATGCATCAAACATTTCCTTGATAATGCGAAGTTCAGCCTCAGTCGGCTTCTTCGGCAAAAACGAAGCAAGAGTGAACAATCCATGTGCTTCGATTGCAGCTTGTTCAGCCTCAGTCAATGCAGATTCACGGCGTGACCATGTGCTAGTTGAATAATCAGCGTAGCCGCCTTTGCTTGTCTTTTTGATGTTGAAATCAAGACCACGTTGATAGTCAGTCGGCAATTCTTGAATTTCAGGATCCATCAAACCAGCCTTGATGATAGGAATGATTTGCGGGCTGATGATAAACTTGCGAATTGGATTCACTGGAGTCTTGTCATCTCCAATTGGGTTCTGACGTACAAAGCCCTGAAAAATATACGAACGCTTTTTCCAGTATTTGTTTGCCATTTCTTTTAGTGACTCATCTTTGTACCAAGGACGAATCTCTGAGATAACAGGGCATACTTCACCATACATTTCCATACATGGGACTTGTACTTGAATCTGTTTAACTGCTGAATCACCCTTAATGCCATTGAATGGAAGTTTGATGACTTGGCGCTCTACCCAGAAGAACTCATTCTTTGAATCACCGTCGGGTAAGTAACGTAATGATGCTGTTGAACCTTCATCCATGTTCCAATGCGGAAAGATAGAATTATCGGACGGGGATGAAGAACCTTTTTGAGACTTGCTTTCTTGCGCTGCAATCCGAGCGCGGATTTCTGCTAATGAAGCCATGATATATTTTCCTATTAAGATGGTCTTTGGGTACTGCTAATGTCGCTGCTTCCCTATGAAGCAACTAACGAATTACAACAAGTATACGCTACTAATTGTGTTCCGTCAAGATATATTTATGCCAGTTTAGCCGAATTCAAATTTTTAGTGCGGGTTTTTAAACCTTTTTAATTCCGGCGTTACGCAAGATATGGGATAGGGATTCCATTTGCATACTGCATTCTTTGCATGTTGTTCCAGCCTCGGCGCACATTGGACACTTACCTTCCATCATACCTTGCTCGTTCATGGCTTGATAGTCATCATGACTAATATAGAAATCAGTATCAGGATCGTAGTACTTGCCTTCTTGCTTATCGTAGTAAACAACCTTGCCAGTCTTGGTGTGAAATGGACCTTCTAATCCTGGGCGCTCTGTGTATTTTTCACGATCAAT